GGTAAGATGGATTTAATTATTCAGCTCCCTTACGCAATCAAGTCACAAGCAAGAGAGATTCAAGCAGAGCAACGGCGAAAGAATCTGGAAGCACAGTTGACTGGTTCACAGTATGGTATTGGATACATTGATGGAACGGAACATGTGACACAGCTTAACCGATCCGTAGAAAACAATCTCTGGTCACAGGCACAGGATCTGACCCTTGATTTATACAATCAGTTGGGATTAACACAAAGTATTTTCGATGGTACAGCTGACGAGAATACAATATTGCAGTACTATGAACGATCAATCAATCCGATCATGACTGCTATCACAGAAGAATTCGAACGAAAGTGGCTTTCTAAGACTGCCAGGACACAAGGACAGGCAATTCGATATTTCAGAGACCCGTTCAAGTTGATCCCCGTCAGTCAGCTGGCTGAAATCTCTGACAAGTTCACGAGAAATGAAATTATGAGTTCTAATGAGATTCGTTCCAAGGTTGGATTACGACCTTCTAAAGATCCGAAAGCTGATGAATTGCGTAATAGCAACCTGAATCATCCAGATGAAGAGTCAGATTCAACAGAAACAGTAACAAAAGAGGTATCAGATATTGTTGAAGAAAAAGTTTGATCGTATTTCAAAATAAATCGATTTGGCTAAAACACAAAGTGAACCACGATTGATTTAGATGATGAAGATCGACTGATTTACAGCAAAGAATGAATATATACCAAAATAAAAAGAAGGAGGATGAGAATATGCCTAATTGGGATTTTGCAGGATGGGCAACCAAAAACGATTTGACCTGCTCCGATGGTAGGATCATCCGTAGAAATGCATTTAAGGTGAATGACAAACAGAAAGTTCCGCTTGTTTGGAATCACCAACATAATGCAGTTGCAGATGTTCTTGGTCATGCAGTTTTGGAAAACCGGGATGAAGGTGTTTATGCTTACTGCTACTTTAACAACACACAGAATGGACAAGATGCAAAAGAACAGGTACAACATGGTGACGTAACGGCACTTAGTATCTGGGCAAACAACCTTCAGACAACAGGACCGGAAGTTCTTCATGGTGTAATCCGTGAAGTTAGTCTGGTTCTTGCGGGCGCAAACCCTGGCGCGTTTATCGAGTCAGTAGTAGCACATGGTGAGCCAATGGAAGATTACGAGAATGAAGGTATCTTCTATTGTGATGGTAATCTTGAGTTATCTCATGGAGATAATGAAGATAAAAACAAGAAGGAGGATAATTCGATGGATGGAGATCTCATGCATGCCGATGATGACACCAAAAACAAAGATGCCAATACCGGCAGTAACACAGACACAAGTAAAGATTCCGGCGAGACTGTAAAAGATGTCTATGAGACTTTAAGTGATAAGCAGAAGAAAGCAGTCGCTATCATTGTAGGTCAGGCTATTACAGATGCTAAAAGCGGATCTAAGAAAGATTCAGATAATAAGGAGGATAATGAGGATATGAAACACAACGTATTTGACAACGATCAGAGCGCTACAACCTTGACTCACGCAGACGTCCAGGGTATTCTCGACGATGCAAAGAGATTGGGTTCTCTTCGTGAAGCAGTAAATCAGAACATTGAGAACGGTGGAGTTCTCGCACATGCAGCAGTTGACACAACAGGCATGACCACAGCAACCGGCAGCCAGACATATGGATTCAATGATCCTGATATGCTGTTCCCGGATTACAAGTCTCTGAATAACCCTCCGGAGTGGATCTCCAGAGAAATGGGTTGGGTAACCAGCGTTATGAATGGTGTACATCACACACCTTTCAGCCGTATTAAATCTCAGTATGCAAACATTACCGAGGATGAGGCCCGAGCAAGAGGTTATATCAAAGGTAAGCAGAAGAAGACAGAGGTCTTCACGACACTGAAGAGAACCACAGATCCTACCACCATCTACAAGCTGCAGAAGATGGATCGTGATGATATCATTGACATTACAGATTTCGACGTTATCGCCTGGATCAAGGCTGAGATGAGAGTGATGTTGGACGAGGAAATCGCTCGTGCAATTCTGATCGGTGACGGCCGTCAGACAGATGATGAAAGCCACATTCCTACAGATCACATTCGTCCTATTGCTTCTGATGTTCCGCTGTTCAACACCAAGGTTAAGGTTGATGTATCCAACACTACTACCGCCCAGGATAAGGCGAAAGAGACAATCAATGCGGTTATCCGTGCTCGTAAGAATTACAAGGGTTCCGGCAATCCGACATTCTATACAACTGAAGATGTTGTTACTGAGATGCTGCTGATCGAGGATGGCATCGGTCACAAGATCTACAAGACAGAGTCTGAGCTGGCTACCGCTCTGCGTGTGGCTAAGATCGTTACGGTTGAGCCCATGGAAGGTCAGACAATCGACAGCCTGCCGCTGATCGGTGTAATCGTAAATCTGGCTGACTACAATGTAGGTGCTGACAAGGGCGGTTCTGTAAGTCTGTTCGATGACTTCGACCTGAACTTCAACCAGTATGAGTACCTGATCGAGACCAGAATCTCTGGTGCTTTGACCAAGCCGTATTCTGCACTGACAATTCTGGAAGACAGCACCAACGTTGCCGGCTAAGTATCTGATTTCAAAATGGAGGTGATTTTCTAATGAAGTTCTACGGAGCAGTTGGTTTTTACATTGATGATGTGGAGGTAAAACCTGGTGTGTATAAAGCACAAATTGTCGAAAGACCCTACGCTGGAGATATTAGCTGGGATAACCGTCACTATCAGTCAACAGAGAACCAAAATGATGATATTCGGTTGAATAATTCATTCTCGATATTGTCTGATCTGTATATGCAGGAGAATATTGCCTCCATTAGATACGTCGCTTGGAAAAGTGTAAAATGGAGAGTCACAAATGTTGAAATGGGCTATCCACGAATCACATTAACTATTGGAGGTGTATACAATGGTACTGGAGCAGAAACGTCTAGCACTACATGACTATCTATGCGGGGTGCTGGGTAGCCAAAATGTCTATTATTCACCTCCCACTGGTATGAAGATGAAATATCCCTGCGTCATTTATGAATTAGCTGGGGACAATGCAGTCCATGCGGACAACATACCATATCTTCATTCATTAGAGTGGAGCGTAACTGTTGTTGACGAAGATCCAGATAGTGAGATTGCTGCTAAGTTCTTCGATCTGCCAAAATGTAGATTTGATAGACCTTATGCGGCAGACGATCTGAATCATTTCGTATTCACATTAAACTATTAAGGAGGTACTAATTATGAGCAAATTAGTATGGGATGAGGTCGGCAAGAGAACCTATGAAACAGGTGTCGACCATGGTGTTCTTTATCCTCAGGCAAACGGTATTTATCCGAAGGGTGTTGCCTGGAGCGGCTTGACAAGTGTCGCTATGAATCCGTCAGGTGCAGAAGATACTGCTCTGTATGCGGATAATATGAAGTATTTGAATCTTAAGAGTGCTGAGGAACTCGGCCTGACCATCGAGTGCTATACCTACCCGGATGAGTGGGCAGCATGTGATGGTTCTGCAGAGCTGGCTCCTGGTGTGTCCTTTGGACAGCAGAAGAGAAACACATTCGGTCTTTCTTACAGGACCAAGATCGGTAACGATACAGAGGGTGAGGATTACGGCTATAAGCTTCATCTGGTATACGGCTGCTCTGCATCGCCGTCCGACAAGTCTTATGAGACTGTTAATGATTCCCCGGATGCGATCACATTCAGCTATGATGTTACCACAACCCCGATTACGGTTGATGGCTACAAACCGATTGCTTCTGTTGAGATCGATTCTACTAAGGTTGATCCCGATGCCCTGGCTAAACTGGAGGCAATTCTGTATGGTTCCGATGCCGTAGCAGGTGACACGCCGGTTGAAGCTACAGATGCAAGACTTCCTCTTCCGGAAGAGCTTAAGACCATCTTTGCAGTTGCTGGCTAAACCATTTACTTTCCTCTTAAACGGTGGGGGCTCTTTCTGTATTGATTGAGCCCTCATTGCTTATTTTTTTTATCTTGAAAGGAGATACCAAAATGTTAGAAAAAACAATCACTTATACAGACTACAATGGAAATCAGAGAACAGAGACTCATCTGTTCAACCTGAATAAATCCGAAGTCATCAAATGGATGACCACCACCGGCGAGTATACGCTGGACAAAGTAATCATGCGCCTGGCAGAAGAAAGAAACGGTGCCAAAATCATGGAGATCTTCGAGAACCTTATCCATATGTCTTACGGCAGGGTAAGTTTGGATGGACGTAAGTTCGAGAAAAGTGAAGAGATCTGGCTTGACTTCTATCAGACAGAAGGTTATTCTGAGTTGTTCTCAGAGATCGTAACTGATGCCGACAAAGCCTCCGCATTCATCAGAGGGATTATTCCTTCCGAGCTTGCAAATGAAGTAGCAAAAGCAATGAATGAAAATAAAGATGGTGTTCCTGCTGAGATTCGGGACTATCTTCCGAAGAATGACACAACAAGCAACTAACGCCAGGTCAAAATATAAAAAAAAGAGGTGATTCTTATGAAAGGTATATCGATACCTAGCATATCCATTCCAAGTATTTCAGTTCCCAAAATATCAATACCTACAAGTATTAGTGGTGTAAATGCTGGATCTATTCAGAGTGCTATCGAATCTGCAGTGCCGGATTTATCATCAGTAACCAGCGGTATTGATATCGAAGGAATTGCCAATCAGGCACTGAATGATGCCATATCAGAAGGAAGTAGCATTAGTGTTGATATTCCTACTGATTTAGGCAGTTACTTAAATTAGGCCCTACTACATAATAATAACACAGTCATACCATTTGACAAGGAGGTTAAGAAAATGCTACCGATCACAATACCAGAACAAAGACTGTGGGATGAATCCACAGAAGAATTTGTTAACGTCAAGGAGACGCATCTCCAAATGGAGCATTCCTTAATCTCCCTTGCTAAATGGGAATCTAAGTGGCATAAACCATTTCTGGATAAGAAAACAAAAAAGACAGACGAAGAATATCGGGACTACTTTCGATGCATGACATTGACACAGAATGTAGATCCTGCTGTATATAGATATATGTCAAAGGATACCGTTAAGAAAATCTTGGATTACATTGACGATCCGATGACAGCAACTTGGTTTAGTGAAAACAAGAATGCACAAAACGGAGCTGCTAAGAAACAAGAAGTAATTACTGCAGAAATTATTTATTACTGGATGGTGACTTTAAATATACCTGTTCAATTCGAAAAGTGGCATTTGAATCGTTTGATTACCCTGATACGAGTAATCAATGCAAAGAATACACCTCCTAAGAAGATGAGTAAACGAGATACTTATGCTCGTAATACGAAGATGAACGCAGTAAGAAGAGCAGCAATGAAATCGAGAGGATAACGATCATGAACATCATTAGAATGATTAGTAAGTTTAATTTTTATACTGGAACTACAAGCAGAATCAAATATATTGTCATTCACTATGTTGGAGCAACTTCTACAGCAAAAGAGAATTGCGAATACTATGCTAGTGGTGTTAAGACTGCCTCAGCGCACTACTTCATCGATCACAATGGTGATGTGTATCAAAGCGTTGAAGATGCTAATTCTGCTTGGCATTGTGGTTTGAAGAGCGGCAATTACAAGCATTCCGAGTGTCGAAACACGAATTCTATCGGAATTGAGCTTTGCTGCAGAACGACTGGAAATCCGAAAGTGGCAGATGAGAATTGGTATTTCGAAGATGCGACCGTAACATCCGCAATCGAGCTGACGAAAGAGCTTATGACGAAATACAACATTCCGGCAGATCACGTTATTCGACATTACGACGTAACAGGCAAGACTTGTCCGGCTCCTTACGTATTCAACAAAGGAAAACATACTTGGGATCAGTTCAAAGCAGCGATATCAACTGCAACCGTCTCAATTCAAAATCAGACAGAAATTCTGAAAACCAGCTCTTATTCTGATCAGGACATGTGGAATGATCTTAAGAATAACGGATTTCCGGAAGTAGCGGTAGCGGCTTGGTTTGGTAATATCAAAGCTGAATCCGGATTAGATTCCAAGAATCTCCAAAATAGTTACAATAAATCTTTGGGAATGACTGACGAACAGTATGTGAATGCTGTAGACAATGGTTCCTATGCCAAAATGCAGTTTGTGAATGATAAAGCTGGCTTCGGTTTATGCCAGTGGACATACTATAGCCGTAAACAGGCTATGTATGAGTATATTGTCGAAAGCCAAAATAAATCAATTGGAGATAAGAAAGCTCAGGTGGATTTCTTGCTGCATGAATTAACGACCAAATATGGAACTTTGGTTAACAACCTTAAGAAATGTACCACTGTCAAAGCTGCTTCTGATCTTATCTTAACGCAGTTCGAAAAACCAGCAGATCAATCAGATACCGTAAAGAACAAAAGAGCTAGTTATGCCATGGAATACTACAATCAGTATGCCAAGATTAGCTCAACCGCAGCTAGCGAGGTTCCTTTTATTGTGAGTGTACAGATTGCTAATCTCATGATCTTGACTGGTCCTGGAAACAACTATTTGCCGAATGGTAAATATACAGGAATTGGTAAGTTTACCATCGTAGAAGTTCAGAACGGATATGGATTGCTGAAATCCTACCAGACAAATCGGAATGGATGGATTCCATTGTCAAAAGTAACAAAAGTATAAGTGAGGTACTGGGTATGGGTATTATTAGCTTTCATCACAAAGGAGATTTCAGTAAAACTGAGAAACTCTTGACCAAATCTTTAGGTCATGAATATTTATCTGTACTTGATAAGTATGGTAGAAAAGGTGTAGAAGCTTTATCAATCAATACCCCTATCGAAACTGGAGAAACTGCTTCCTCCTGGGGTTACTACATTGAACAAAAGGGAAGTTCTATATCTGTAGTATGGACCAATTCCCATATCGACAAAGGTGTAAATATTGCTATCATTCTACAATATGGACATGCTACAAGAAATGGAGGCTATGTAAGAGGAAGAGATTATATCAATCCGGCATTGCAGCCAATATTTGATGATTTAGCTGAAGCAGCTTGGAAGGAGGTTACCAGTATATGAGTAAAACAATTGATGAACGCGTTGTTGAAATGCGATTCGACAATAATCAGTTTGAAAGTGGTGTGAAAGAAACTCTTAACTCCTTGAAGAGCCTTAAGGAATCTCTTAAATTGGATGACGCTGCCAAAAGCTTTGAATCTTTGGATAAAGCTGCTAATAGTGTTGACCTGAAAGGCATTGCATCAGGCATCGAAGCTCTTGAACAACGTTTCTCTACTCTTGGTATCGTTGGCATGAGAGTTATCGAGAACATTACCGATTCTCTTATGGGTACCGTATCCAATGCTATTAGCTATGTAACAGATTCGATCATAAGTGGCGGTATGAAGAGAGCTCAAAATATTGAGAATGCTCATTTCCAGTTACAGGCTTTGTTAAAAGATGAAGAAGCAGTACAGGCAGTCATGGATGATGCTATGGCTTCTGTGGACGGAACGGCTTATGCTTATGATGAGGCTGCCAAAGCCGCTGCACAATTCTCTGCATCGGGATTACAAGCTGGTGAAGAGATGCAAAATGCCTTAAAAGGTATTACTGGTGTAGCTGCAATGACTAACTCGGAATACGAAAGTATTTCACGAATCTTTACAACCGTTGCTGGTAATGGACGACTGATGGGTGATCAGTTATTACAGCTTTCAAGTAGAGGTTTGAACGCTGCTTCCACCATTGCAGATTACTATAGAGAAGTTCGAAACCAATCAGACATGACTGAAGCTACCATTCGTGAAATGGTTTCGGATGGTGAAATCAGTTTCCAGACATTTGCAGAAGCGATGAACTGGGCATTTGGTGAATCAGCTTTCAGAGCAAATGAGACCTTTACAGGTGCTTTGTCAAATATGAAATCTGCATTAGCCAGAATTGGTGCTGGTTTCTTCTCTCCTCTGATCGAACAAAATAGTGATTTGATTCTGTTAATCAACTCACTTCGAGTTCGTATCAATGATATAAAGAAATCCTTAGTTTTCGATGAGGAAACAAGTGCTATTTCTGGTTTATCAAAACAAATGACATTAATGTCAGATACAGTTGCTCAGTTCGTAACGAGCGGCAAAATGGATTTCACTACTTTTACTTCAGCAATTCTTGAAACATCAAAGAGCGAAGAAGAACTTGCCGATGTTAATGCCAAATTGTCCGAATCTTATGAATCGGTGAAAGAAAGTGGAATTGTATCTATTGACACTCTTAAAGAGTTTAAATCAAATGGAATTGATGCTTCTAAAGCGCTTTCGCAATATATTAATGGCGTTATTGATGGCAGTATTAAAGCAACTGATGCTACAAAATCAGCTATCAATGAACTTACAAATGGAACAAAAACAACTACTGTTGAAATTAATAGATTAGCTAGTGAAGGTAAACTTAGCTATGAGCTTTTTACGGATGCAATCGTTAACTCTTCCGGATCTATCGAAGCTGGAACACAAATAGCCAGTGATGCTGTTACTAACTTGCTAGCTAAGGTTGAAGAACAGGGTTCCGTTTCTATGGATACCATAAAAGAATTTCGTGATAACGGAGTAAGTGCGGCAAAAGCACTTGTTACATATATGAATGGTGTTACAGATGGCTCTATTCGTTCTACCTACGCATTGAAAACTTCTATCTCCGAATTAACAGGAGATGTCAAAATAACATCAGCCGAACTTTACAAGATGGCTGAAGAAGGAACCATTAGCTATTCCATATTACAAGCGGCAATGGAAAACATGTATGGTGACCAAAAAGCATTATCGAAACAGTTTACAGAATGGTTCTTGGATACTGTAAAGAGTTTATCTAACTGGATTGATAATGTTGATCTCAGTACTCCTATGGAGGTTATGTATTACAATTTCGAGAGTTTGAAGAATATTGTAAATGGTGTTATATCACTTATCAAACCTCTTGGGAAAGCTTTCAATGATGTATTTCTTAAGAATGCTTCTGCAGATGGTATTGTATCTATTGCTGCAAAGTTGGAAGAGCTTACATCCAAAATGACTTTATCTGAGAAAGCAAGTAAGAATCTTTATGATGCTTTCAAAGGTGTATTTGATATTATTTCCTTGTTAATTCGTGGATTTGCTAGCTTGTTTGGTGTTGTGGTTCCGATTGCAGAACCAGTTGGCACTTTATCTGATAGTATATTAGAACTTCTTGGCACCATGGGACGAGGTTTGAGTAGCCTTGCTGAATGGATTGATAATTGTACAGCTTTGCAAAAAGCACATGATTTGCTTGCAAAATCTTTCCAGACGGGAAGCACATGGATCAAGAAAGGAATTAGTTATATCGTAGACTTTGCTAAGAAAGTTTATGGTATGGTTGAAGTACAGAATATTCTGGAAGGTATTGGAGATGCATTTGATAATTTCTCTAATACTGTTGCTGATA